CAAGGTGCTAAAACATCTGTGTATTGTGATGGTGCATCGAATTATAATGTAGAAATTTCTTCCACAACAGATTTAGGATCACAAACAGGAACTTTACCTGCAGTATCAGGTGCTAACTTAACAAATTTAAACGCATCAAACTTAGGTTCAGGCACAGTTCCAAACGCTAGATTAGATGCACAACTTCAAGATGTTGCAGGTCTCGCTGTTACTAATGGTGGTTTCATCGTTGGTGATGGTGCTAATTTTGTTTTAGAAACTGGAGCAACTGCAAGAACAAGTGCAGGCTTAGGCACAACAGATGATGTTCAGTTTGATTCTTTTGGCGTGGGTACAGCGGCATCAGGAACAACTGGTGAGATTAGAGCTACAAACGATATCACAGCTTTCTATTCTTCTGATGTAGCTTTAAAAGAAAATATTCACAACATATCTTCACCTATGGATAAAGTGCAAAATCTTAATGGTGTGCTTTTTGATTGGAAACAAGAGTTTATTGATTCTAAAGGTGGAGAAGATGGTTATTTTGTTCGTAAAACAGATGTAGGTGTCATAGCTCAAGATGTTGAAAAAGTTTTACCTGAGGTCGTAGGCACAAGACCTGACGGAGTTAAAGCCGTCAAATATGATAGACTTTGTGCTCTATTAATCGAATGCGTAAAGGATTTACAACTACAAGTTAATGACCTCAAGAAGGGAGAATAAAGTATGACTACACCCTCAGGTCAAATTAGCCTTGACGACGTCAATACCGAATTAGATATTTCCCCCGGTACTCAAATCAATATGAATGCAGCTCCTGTAAGAGCCTTAGCAGAGGTTCCCTCAGGTGCAATTGCTATGTCAAATCTACAAGGAAAATCAAACGCACAGTTTATTGTCGCTACTGGTGGAACAATTACTACTTCAGGAGATTTTAAAATTCACACTTTTAATTCATCAGGAACTTTTGAAGTTACTCAAGGAGGTAATGCAGCAGGATCAAATACTGTTGACTATCTAGTTATTGCTGGTGGTGCGAGTGGAGGTCAAGGTGCAGCACTTTTTAGAGGTTCTCGTGAACCAGTATTTGCCTACGGTGCTGGTGGTGGTGGAGCGGGTGGTTATAGAGAAAGTTTTCCAAACCCTGCATCAGGTGGTCTACCTGTTAGCGCACAAGCATACCCTATTACTGTAGGAGCTGGTGGAGCTGCTGTAGGTGGTCCTCCAACAGAACATCCAACCAGAGGAGGTAATGTTGGTTCAAATTCTGTTTTCTCATCTATTACATCTGCAGGAGGTGGCGTAGGAGGTGGTGGTCAAAGATTTTCTGGTACAGTTGACGGTGGTTCTGGTGGCTCTGGTGGAGGCGGTGGACTCAAATCAAACTTTGGCGATGCTTCTACAGGAGGAACAGGTAATTCTCCTCCCGTAAGTCCTCCTCAAGGAAATCCTGGCGCTGGTGTTTCCCCTGGTGGAAACTGTAGAGCTGGCGGTGGAGGCGGAGGTGCTGGAAGTGCCGGTAATGCTGGAGGTGCTTTTGGCGGTCCAGGTGGCAATGGTGCAACTTCATCAATCGATGGCTCTCCTACAACTAGAGCCGGCGGAGGTGGTGGTAGTGCACATAGTACCCCTGCTGGAAGTTCTGGTGGTCCAGGTGGCGGTGGAGCAGGTCCTGGTTCTAGCGCTGACGGAGTTGCTGGTACAACCAACACTGGTTCTGGTGGTGGTGGAGGCCCTGGTAATGAAGCATACAGAAGTTCTGGTGCTGGTGGCTCAGGTGTAGTAATAATAAGGTATAAATTTCAATAGGTATTAATATGGCTCATTTTGCAAAATTGTCAGAAGACAACGATATTCTAGGAGTAGAAGTCGTCGCTGATGCAGATACTACAAATGATCAAAACGTGGAGGATGAAGCAACAGGAGTTGCTTTTCTAACTAATATTCACGGTTGGTCTTTGTGGAAAAAATGTTCTTATAACACGAGAAACGGAAAACATTATCAAGCTGATGGCACAGAATCTGCTGATCAATCAAAGGCATTAAGAAAAAATTTTCCTTCTGTAGGATGGAAGTACGATGTAAGCGGTGATGGTTTTTACAATCCCAATAAGCCTTTTACTTCTTGGGTTTTAGATAGCACAACTTTTCAATGGACAGCACCTGTAACTTACCCAACAGTAACTCATTATGCTGATGGTGCTGAGTTATATATTATTACGTGGGATGAAACTAATGTGAGATGGACAGCAGTTGACACTGAAGATCCTCAAGGTAGCTTTCGTTGGGATGCAACAAATTTAAATTGGGTTTCTCTATAAATTAAATGTTTAATAAAGTCTCTTTAGTAGAGCAAAGTATTTTATCAACAAAAATTTCAAAAGTAGTTCCTGTCAATTACGATAAAATAAATATTAATATTTTAGAAAATTATTATTACAACAATGTACAAAATTCTTCAGAGTTTAGTTATTTAAATAGTTACTATAATCTTGACTACGATAAAAATATTATCTGGATAGGTGACTTTATTAGAGATCATTATAGATTAAAGCAAAAAAAAACACCCTTATTAACACATAAAGCAGCTATTATAATTCCTCAAGGACATCAAATTAATTATCATCATCATATAGATGACTATGATTTAGAAAATAACTCTTCAGATATATCTGCGATTGTTATTACCAAGGTAGGAGAAAAATCTAATTATATAGAATTTGAATATGAACAAGGAAGAAAACGACATATGAAATATAGAATACCATTAGAACAAAAAGAAGTAATAATATTCAACTCTGAATTACGACATGCTTTTACTAAAAATTATAATCACGAACCCACACTGCTTTTATCTTTTAAATTTCAATTAGTTTGATATATTTGTTAAATATTAGGATATGAATTTAGAGAACTATTTTTACGTATTTTCCGGAGCATTACCTTCAAGACTTTGTGATGATTTAGTTAATTATGGTGAACAAAAAACTAAGCTTACTGCCACAACAGGCGATTTTATAAAAGAACCTGAAACAGCTCAAGACTTTGCAAAATTATATAAAACAAGAAACTCCTCTGTTTGTTGGTTGGATGAGCCATGGATATATAACGCAATACTTCCTTTCGTAAGAGAAGCAAATGTACAAGCGGGATGGAACTTTGAATTAGAAAGATCAGAATCTTGTCAGTGGACAAAGTATGCTGAATCACAACACTATACATGGCATCAAGATTCTTTTAAAAAACCCACAAACCAACCAGGAAGTCCTTTTCATGGTTTGACAAGAAAAATATCAGTCACTGTTTCATTAGTTGATGGAGATAGTTATGAGGGTGGTGATTTAGAATTTGATTTAAGAAACAACGGAGATAGTTCTCCTAATATAATTACTTCACAAGACGCTAGAAAGAAAGGATCAATAATTATTTTTCCCTCTTTTATCTGGCATCGTGTGGCTCCTGTAGTAAAAGGAACTCGTTACTCTTTAGTTATTTGGAGTTGTGGAAAACCTTTTTCATGATTGTTGAAGAATATTTTAAAACTCCTATTTGGGTGGAACAAAAGTCAGAGTGGGTAGATGATCTTATTAAAATTACTAATCCCTTAATTCAGTCAGCTAAAAAAACAAACAAAGACAAAATTAAAAAAAATAATGGTTCTGATTTTGGTATTATTTATCATAGTGATAATTTTATGAATAATTCAAATATTATTACTTACACTAATTATATTGAAAAAAAATCTCATGAGTTTTTAGATTGGATGGGTTATGATTTATCAAAGCATACGTTAATATTTACAGAGTTTTGGGTTCAAGAATTTCCAAAAGATGGAGGTGGACATCATAATACACATATCCATCCTAATAATCATGTATCTGGTTTTTTATATTTAAAATGTAGTAATTCATCATCTGTTCCTGTTTTTCACGATCCTAGAGTAGGACATCTAATTTCAAAATTACCTGAAAAAGATTCTAATGCATTAAGTTACGCAAGTATGGCGATGCATTGGAAAGTAAGTCCAGGAACATTAATATTTACCCCTGCTTACATGGCACATGAGTATCGTGTGCAAAAAGGAGATCCTTTTCGTTTTATTCATTTTAATATTCAAGCAATACCAAATTTAAATAAGGAGAACAGTCATGCCTAAAAAGAAAGAAAAAAACATATTTCAAGAAAATAATTACGCAATAGTTAAAGAAGCAATAAGTTCTGAACTAGCTTCTTTTGTATATCAATACTTTCAAAACAAAAGAGCAGTGGCTCAAACATTAATAGAATCAAAGTTCTTATCTCCTTTCGATGAAACATGGGGTACTTGGAGAGATGCACAAATACCTAATACCTATTCTCATTATGCTGATCTAGTCATGGAAACTTTAATGTCAAGGACATTACCTTTGATGAAAAAAACAACAGGTCTTGAACTAATACCTTGTTATACTTATGCAAGAATTTATAAATATGGTGACGAACTACATAGACATAAAGATAGACCCTCTTGTGAAATATCAGGAACAATGAATTTAGGTGGTGATGCTTGGCCTATAAAGTTAGAACCTTCAGGAGAAACTGGTCTTGAGGGAGTAACAGTCGATCTCAATCCAGGTGATATGTTGATATACAGAGGCACTCATGTCGAACATTGGAGAGATTCATTTCAAGGATATGACTGTGGACAAGTATTCATGCACTATAATGATGTAAACGGTCCTTTTGGAAACATCAATTTAAATGATAAAAGACCCATGTTAGGATTACCAGGATGGTTTAAAAATGATTAAGCCAGAGGAACTCAAAGATAAAAATTTTAAAATATATTTAGGTATGCCTATGTATGGCGGAATGGTTGCAGAAGCAACTGTTCACGGTTTATTAGAAATACAACAATGGAGCATGGCAAAAAAAGTAGGTCTAAGATTTCAATCTATGGGTAATGAAAGTTTAATTACACGAGCACGAAATACGATTGTTTCTATGATGATGGATGAAAAGGATTATATTGCTACACATTTGTTATTTATAGATGCTGATATAGGTTTTAGTTGGAAAAACATTGAACGACTACTATGTGCTGACAAAGATATTGCTTGTGGTATTTATCCTAGAAAACACCTTTACTTAGAAAAAATGAAAAAAATATTAGAAAAAAATCCAGATGCAACTCCTGATGATTTAGAAGCAAGAGCTCTAGGTTATAATATTAATTTTGATAATCCTGATAATTTACAAGGTCATGATGGATTTTTTCCTGTACAAGAAGCTGCAACAGGTATGATGTTAGTTAAACGAGAAGTGTTTCGCACAATGATGAAAAAGTTTCCAGAGCGAAAATATGAATCTGATCAAATTGTAAACGGACAGTATTTTAAGTCAGATAATTGCTATGATTTGTTTGCTGTTGGTCCCTATGAAACAAAAGGTCAAATAAGATATCTATCGGAGGATTATTATTTCTCAAGACTATGGCAAGAGTGTGGTGGACAAATTTGGGCAGATTTAGCGATGCCACTTACACATTTTGGTAATAGAGCTTTTAAAGGACATGTTGGAACTTTGGTTGCTAAGAAAGAGTAATTTATATATATTGGCTAAATGCCATTAGTAAATTTTAGACCCGCACCAGGCATCAATAAAGAAGTAACCGATTACACAGGCGAAGGCAAGTGGACAGACGGTGATAATGTACGCTTTTTTCAAGGATTGCCGCAAAAAATCAAAGGATGGGAGAAGTTTATCTCAACTACTTTGGTAGGTGTGGCTCGTGATATGCACGCATGGGTGGCCTTAGATGGCACTCGATATAATGCTGTTGGCACAGATAAAAAGCTTTATATTATTGAGGAGGGTTTAGCTTATGACATTACTCCTATAAGAGAAACACAAGCTCTTACCAATCCATTTACCACAAATGCAACAACTTCCGTTTTAGTTGCAGACACTGATCATGGAGCCAGTAAAGGTGATTTCGTAACCTTTGACTCTTTTTCAGCTATTAATGGTTTAGATATGAATAAAGAGTTTGAGATTACATCTGTAGTAAATACTTCTGCTTATGTAGTAACACACACTAGCGCAGCGTCTGGTTCTACATCAGGTGGAGGAGGCACAGGTAACGCTAAATATCAAATTTCTATAGGTCCTGAAGTATCTACTTCAGCTTTTGGTTGGGGCACAGATGCATGGAACGTATCTACATGGGGTACACCTAGGTCAACTTCTAATGTAACACTTGAAGCAAGACAATGGTCATTAGACAACTTCGGTGAAGATCTTATTGCAACCGTTTTAAATGGTGGAGCTTTTAAATGGGACACTTCATCAGGGGTAAGCACAAGAGCAGCTGCAATATCTGGTGCACCAACGGCATCAAGATTAAGTTTAGTTTCAACACCTGATCGACATTTAGTTTTTTTTGGAACAGAAAACACTATTGGGACGACAACCTCACAAGATGATTTACTTATAAGATTTTCTGATCAAGAAGATATTACTACTTATCAACCAACAGCAGAGAACACTGCAGGCTCCTTGAGAGTTGCTGATGGCTCACGAATTGTAGCAGCAGAAAGATCGAGAGGTCAAATCTTAGTATGGACCGATAGTTCTTTACACGCATTACAATTTATTGGTCCACCGTTTACATTTGGTTTAAGACAGTTAGGACAAAATTGTGGAATCGTTGGTATACACGCTGGTTTAGATTTAAATGGTGTTGCGTATTGGATGTCTCAAGATTCGTTCTTTCTTTATGATGGAACCGTAAAAAAACTACCTTGTACAGTAGAACAATTTATTTTTGATAATTTAAATGTGACTGGTGCTGAAAACGCTTTTGCTGGACATAATGGTGAATTCAACGAAATTATGTGGTTTTATCCTAGGATAGGATCTGACACTATTAATGCTGTTGTTGCTTATAATTATCTTGAGAGAACTTGGTGGACGGGCACTCTTGACAGAACAACTTGGATTGATAGAGAAGTGTACGATAATCCCGTGGCATCTGATTATTTACCAACGACCACGGCCAACAATGAAACCATTTTAGGTTTAACAGATGGAGCAACTCAAATGTTTTTACATGAAACAGGAAATAATGCAGATGGTGAAGCCATGACTGCTTTTGTAAAATCAGGGTCTGTAGAAATAGGTGATGGTAATGATATGTTATTCGTGCAAAAACTTATACCTGACGTACAAAATCAAGCTGGCACATTAAATTTTAAATTAGAATTTAAAAACTATCCAAACACAAGCACTAGCACAATCAAAACTGCTACATTTACTGATGCTACAGAGTTTGTCAGTTTACGTGGTCGAGGCAGAGAATTCACAGTCAATGTTGTGTCCAACACAACAGGCACTGCTTGGAGATTAGGCACACAGCGTTTCGATATACAACCAGATGGTAGAAGATAATGCAGCCCTTTGAAGAACTACAAAACTGGAAATCTATGCCTTATAAAAAAACAAATCATGAAAATATACATGCCTATTACGGTGATCAAAAGTACATAAGAATGAAACCTAAATCTCATATATCTTTAACTCCAGGATTCTTACATTTAATTATTAAACATCCTAGAGAGTGGATAAAACAAAATTTAAAATTAGAAGATGAAGTCACATTGCATAATGAAACACATAATATATTATATTATACCGTTATAGATTCTTTAATCTGTGATGAAGAAAAAGAAATCAAACTGCATGTCAAAAATGGAATACCTAAAGAGGATGAAGAATGGCTAAATTAACATTACAAAGGTTTCCTGATCCTAGATCTGAGTATGATGCTGCACAAAACGCCGAATTAACTAGATTGTTAGAGGAATTAGTTCAACAATTAAATACTCAATACACACAAGACACACAAGAGGAGGCTACAAGAAGAACGTGGTTTTTTAATTAATGGCAGACGTTTTTAAAAGATTTATTGCAAACTTAACAAACACTGATTTAACAACCGTTTTTGAAGTGCCAACTGCAAACGTAGCAGCCACCCCACCTACTCCAGTGTCAACATTTATTGTAAAAACAATAAACACCCACAATTATGACGGATCAAGCGCTGTCACAGTGAATATTGACCATAATAATGGCAGTGCAGATTTGCAAATATTTCAAGTTGATGTATCTGCGTCTGACACAAACACTATAAGCACAAGCATGGTATATCAAGAGGGAGATAAAATGAAAGTACAAGCTAATGCTGCTTCAAGAGCAATGGTTGAAGTATCTGTTTTAGAGGTAAAACAACAACAATAATGTACCTCATAACCAGTGTACCTACAGACATTACCAAAAAACTTGACGAAATTATTAATAAAAAACACACCGAGAAAGCTAATCACGATTTAG